TTTTTTACCTGCACGAAAAAATAAATTTCCCTCCCAGGCGAAAAACTTTTCTACCTGAGAGGGAAAATGAAATTGTGGAGGAGAGGAGAAAGAACTATTGCCTACAAATCGTATATTTTACGTTTGGATAATAACTAATTCCCGCTCCACTATCTGACGTAACTGATACTTCTAGTTCGCCAGCTTTTAGAGTGATTGATAAAGTACCAATTTTACTTGATAGCGAATATATTGAATAAACTACAGTAGCAGCTCCCCCTATATTTCCGAACCTTCCATGGATAGAAGTGACAGGTCCAGGTTCTCCATGGATAATTCCGTCCAAATAAAAATCGCACTTAAACGCTACATATATAGTGCCACTTTGCGTAGCGAAAGAAAAGGTTTGTGAAGTTTGTTCTCCTGGGCCTACTGTATTTAGAGAATCCTCACCAAATGTTATCATGGTCATTCCCATACCAGCATTTGCCCCAGCATATTTTAATAAATAACCTCTATTTACTGCATCTGTATCGTCAATAGGGTCCCCCAAAGAAACAATTCTATGAGTTAGCATAGACAATGCTTGACCAGAGACGTTAATTGTAGGGACTGTACCGATTCCAATTTGTAACTGGTTTGTACTAAAAGCGATTCTGCTATAATTTGTTGCATGTCCGCTTCTCAGACCCCACGATTGAGGTCCAGTTATATTCCCCGTCATAGTACCGCCACTTAACGGCAGGAACGGACCAGTTCCGACATTAGTTTGTAAGTAACCGAGCGTTACAGCGTCGTTAGTTTCAGTAGGAGCACCGAGGTCAGTAGCCCGCATTTTCCCGAACGATACTATATATTTGGAATTTCTAGTTGCAAGCATCAATTGGTCTGTAATGCCTCCGCTACGCAGGCTTCCCCCACTTACTCTAATACCAGGTCCGCTAATATCGCCAGTAGTAGAGATAGTAATATCATCGATATCGCTTGTAATAATCCCTGCGTTGCCATTTGCTATACCTATCATTTTGAATTGAAGAGATGTAGAACGCGGGAATATAATTCCTCCCGTCATCGTCCCACCTGCTAACGGCAAGAACGGCCCGTTCGTTCCCACATTATCCTGCAAATACCCAAGCGTAACCGCATCATGACTTTTAGTAGGCTCACCCAGATTAACGATAGGCATACCGCCCATATCGAGTACAACGATATTGCTTCTATCTCCAGCAAGCCCCAGTCTAATATTGTTCGTTACAGTAGCGGAGTCACTAGAATCGGCAACAGTTCGATTTGTTCTGATAGAGAAGTTAGTATTCGAGGCAGCACCGTTAATCAAAACAGCAAAGGAGGAATTGTCTCCTCCAATATTTTGATTCTGTACCTGAATAGCGGTTTTGTTAGCGTCAGCCATTACCAATTCACCGCTCCTGGTAATGGCTCCAGTCATAGTCCCACCAGCCAGAGGCAGGTACGGCAAGCTCTGGGGATTAGTAGTAAAGTAAGTAGGGTCAACAGAGATTATATCAGACTCAATCTTGATACCATCTCCAGCGGTGTAACTCGGTGCAGTACCACCCCCGCCGTGCTCATTAAAGTACTTTAGAGTAAGAGCATCAGTATCCTGGGTAGGGTCAGCAACTCCCGTAATCCGGTGGTTCATAGCGTTAATGTTCGTTCCAGGATTGAGGCGCAGCTCATTAGGAGCGTGTACTTCCGTAAGCCACAGTTCGCCAGTCCCACCATCGAGCCCATCCCGATTGATATAGACAGAGCCAGCATCAGTGCCAACGTTAATATCCAGATGATTGATTCCTGTTTCGTTAGCGTGCTGTTCGATGGTAATAACACCCATCTTGATTTTTCCGGCTCCGTTGTCAGCGTCAGAGATAATGATATTAGAGCCCAGGAGTCTAATGTCTCCTGCTTCGCTTTTCAGGCATGTATCATTTCCATCTGCGTATACACTTCCAATATCGGTTCCGTTGTTGAACTTTACTACGGCGGGTTGAGTCATAACAATATCACCCGTCATAGTGCCTCCCGCTGTAGGCAGGAACTTTAATTGCCCTTGCAGGTAAGTATTGTCAGTGGAGATAGTAGTTCCAGTAATAGAGATACCGGGTCCTGCTGTGTAATCTCCACCTCCGCCTCCTGCCTGAGCGTTTAGTACACCATCTTCTGTAATGGTAAGGTTCTCGCCCACCTTGATAGCACCCAACTGAGTAGGAGTGGCAATAGGCAAGCTGTCAGGTGCAATCTCGATTTTCTGGGAGCCGTCGATAATGTTATTGATCGTCTGCTGTAAAGCAGAGTCAGCCAACTGTCTAGCAGCTTCCTCAGCCTCAATGAGATTTTCAAGGCGTGTATCAGCGGTAGATCGGGCAAGTTGTTCGGCAAGGATAGCATTGTTAAGGTTGGTATCTGCTTCTGTCCGGTCCTTAATCTCCTTAGTGAGATTAGTTTGAACGTCGGTGATCTGAGTCTGGAGGTTCTGGTCGGCAGCAATCCGGGCCTGAGTTTCCTCCTCAATATCCTCCTGTAGAGCTTTCTCGGCGTTCTGCGCCCGATTGATCTCATTGTTAAGGTTCTGTTCAATTTGGTTTTCACGGTTAGTAGCTCTCTGGATTTCTGCGTTAAGGTCCTGTCTGAGCCCATTGATATTGGTCTCAGCCTGAGCCATTCGTGTTTCTAGGTTATCTACACGGGGTTCCAGTAGATCAAGCCTATCATTTGCTTTATTTGCTTTCTGAATTGCCTCGTTAGCAATGTCTACAACCGTGTCGACTTTATATCCAATGTAATTTACGTCGTTCTGGGTCTGACCTGCTTTCTGGACTAAATCGGCAATCTCCCCCTCGAATCGATTTTTCCAACCACGAAAGGGGCGTTTTGTGATATACCAGAAAGCGGAGTTGCTGGGCACAGCCCATCCCATAGGAGCGGTAGGCATGGTTGCCATGTATTCCATACCAGAGCCGTTCCTGGGCTCATACTCCTCTTTCTCCTCGTATGCCTCATAAGCGGTAGCCACGGCAGTAGTACACCCATATCCGATAAGGATATTAGCAGCGGTAACTCCACTCATGCCAGGGTTCTCCTGGTTTCCGCTCCAGAAGAAGAATTTCATTCCGTCAGAGCGTCTCCAACCAATGATGCAGATGTTTCGCAGCTCTGTCATACCCTGCCCAGCCGACGTGATCTGGCCCTCCTGGATGAGAGGGAGAACAGGACCAACAACATCAACCATTTTATTCTGGTAGAGTACATTAGGGTCAGTTTCAGAGCTGAACACCTTTAAGACTCCGTGCATGTTGAAGCCCGCCACATAGTCGCCCTTGATGGTTTCTCCAGGCATAGCACCGCCTGCGCACATAGCAGGACCGGCCCATTTTGGATTGGTAGGGCTTACAGCGGTAATAATTGCATTCGCGTTAGTGATATAGGACACATCAGAAATTTTCTGAGTGATACCGGAATTTGTAGTATTGTCAAAAGCGGGAGCCAGCCGAACTCGAATAGGCTCGCCCTTTTTGTCCACGGCGTGGGCGCAGATCACATAATAGGAAGATTCCTCCCCCTCGTCATAACCGCAGTACAATTCCACTTCGTCCCTGTCGTAGTATACATCGTTAGAAATGGCTGCGTCTACAGTATCATGTAGGGCCTTGTAGCAATCTGCGCTGATCTGGTTCCACCGGCAAATAGCTTCATTTGTCCGCTCCATAACATGGTTCATTTGCTCTTGCCAGTTCGCTCCAGGAATCCAATGGGCGGGAGCTACAGGAGGCGGAGGGGGCGGTGGTGTGCAGTCACAGTCCGGTCCGCTTCCTGCATAAGGGGGAGGTTTAAGACCTCCCTTACTAGGAGGGGGCGGAGGCAAGAGGTCGGGAGGGGTATTATCCCAAGGTTTGTCTATATGGCTCATTAGAACACCTCCATAAAGCAATCCCTCAGTTCTTCGATAACAAGTCTATCGATATTGAGGAACGTACTACGAAAAGCGGTTAGTAAGTCTGACTGACTTACATTGATAAATCCTTGTGCCTTTTGCGCTGTCTTTTCTGTGTCGTTTTGTTTTGCTTTCTCATCCTGGCTGGATGCACTAGATGTAGTTTCATTGGAAGAACCGTTATCAAAATGCTCTCCAATTTGGTTGGATTTTGTATCCTCATTCGTACCCCTGTTTTCTTTGTAATCATCGTCGGTTGTCTCTGTCTTGTGAATACCCCACCCCTCTTTTTCGGTGGTGTTCTCCGTTTCATCCTGTTTAACTGTAAGGTCTCTAGTGGTATCTGTAGTTGTGTCTACGGTCTCGTTTAGGGTTCCATTTACATCTCTTGTTAGGTCCTCTGTTTTATCCTTTGTCTCGCTTGTTTGGTCTTTTCTGGTAAGGTCTCTTGTGGTATCGTCCTTAGTATTATCTGTCCTATTCTCAGTGGTATCTGTTGTTTTGTTCTCTTCGTAGGAATTGTTAACTGTTGTATTTGTGGTCCTATTTGTATCTTCATCGTTCCAGGTTACATTAGTTAAGTAATCGGAACGAACGGACCCGGATGATAATTGTTTTTGCGGAGTGTCAGCGTAGTCTTTTCTGGTGTTGGTGGACTGTGTCATTGTTTCATTGGTAGTAGAATCTCCGCTTCCAGTGGTTGCAACTGTTTCCTTTTTGGTATCCTCCATAGTTGCTTCAATGGTTCTATTGGTGGTTTCGTTCTCAGTAGAGTCCAATGTAACACTGTTATCTTCAACAGTTTTTGTATTGGCTGTTTCGTTCTCCGTGGTGGACTGGTCAGTTGTCTTATTTTCAACAACCTTGATTGTCTCATCTTCTGTTCTGTTGATTGTCTCTGTCCGGCCAGTAGTTTTATCCCGCTCACCGTCCTCCTGGGAGTCAGACCTAATATCACGGCTGCTGACCGTCTCATAAGCTCCTGCAAGATTACCTTTGAAGTCGGTGCTATCTTTAGCGGAATTGGCAAAATCTCGGATTGCCTTACCTACTGCGGAATTAGCCTTTGTAGCCTCTTTGAACAGGTCCTTAACGGTGTGGCCGTCAGTGGTTAGATAATGATTGATAAGCGGGTCAATTTTTAGGAGCTCACTTTTATAGAGCTGGTTGTAATACGGCATGATGAGATCAAGACGCTGGTTCAGGTAATGCCTAAATCTATCGGGGGTATCCTGCCCGATTTGATAATACCAGTATGCTCGTAGGATTTTCCCACACAGAACTGTCTTATGTTCTGGAACGTATGTGCCCCAGGTTTCATCAAATACCTGATAGCCGCTAGTAACAAGGTCCTCAAGAGTTGGAGAGAAGTTGTCAAAGTTAATCGTTGGATACAACACCGTTATTTCCTCCCTCCTGGTTTGGTTGCATTAGCATTTCATCAGGGAATACCTCTATTTGGTTTGCCTCAACGCTAATATTAAGCCCGAACATTTCATTGATCTCTTGGCAGGCTTGTTCCCGCATCTCAAGCTCCGATTCCAGGGAGTGACGTACAGAATTGGATTCTCCGATAGACTCAGATACAACCAGTCGTTCTTTCTTCTCGGTAAAGTTATTATCCACTCCTAGAGCATTGAGGCATTGATTCATATAGTTTTTGGCAGTTGCCCACATATCGGATAAATAGCAAGTGCCTGTAAGGTTCAAAACGTCAATGTCCTTTTGGGAAAAGTTGGTCCCCACGATAGCCGTTTCATTCTCTGCAATTTTATCCAGGGCAGCTTTCACGCTCTTCTTGTTTCTGTCCTCACATACGATAATGAAGGGTCTCTTGAGGGTTTCCAGGTGTACGTCTATCGCCCTTAGCGCGTTTGTGATCTTTGGGGTATAAGCCCATACGATAAGGTAATCAGGACTCATGGTTTTGTTGGCCCTGATTATTACAGAGTTTTTCTCATCATACTCTTTTCTGTACTCATATCCATATGCGATTCTTGTAGTGGACTCGTAGTAGATATTGAAGGGTCCGGGTAGCTCTACCTGTGTATTCATAAACCCTTTTGTGTCATCGTTAAAGAATAGAGCTTTACCGAAAAAGAATAGTTGTATCTCAAGAGCCCGCTCATTACAACTCTTTGGAAGCCCGTGCCATTTGAAGCGGGAGAGTGCTATGTTGCACAATCTCCCCAAAAGCTCATTAAACTGTACATCGTTTAACAGTCTGGCGCTTACTTTATCTCTATGGGGAATAAATCCAAATAAGTTTAGAGAGTCAAAATACACTACTTCTTTCCTCCTTTCTTATCTGTTAGCTTTTTAATCAGCCGGATACAATCTTTAATACAGGAGACAGAGACGATTATAACTGCGACCTCAAGTATAGATTTTATTAGCTCAAGCGTCTCCGTCATCCTTGCACCTCCTAAATTAGCGGAGCCGTTTTTGCATCAAAATTTTGGGCCTCAGCAGAAGCATATTTAATTCCTTTTCCATTGCATGTGTTTTCTGCCTTGTTCTTGTCGACAACTTTGGCAAGAACGATTGAGGCAGCCGTACCGATTGGAGCAAATATGGCTGACCAACAATATAGGGGGCCTGTGTAGTTGTTTTTGATGGAATAGACGGATAGAAAAAAGGACATTAGTAAACCACATGCCAGCATAATAACAATGGAAATAGCTAGTTTATCCGTGGTCCCAATTCTGCCAGCCCGCTTTACTCTCTGTCCCATTCTATCATCTCCCCTCGATGAACTTATCGTAAAATCTCTTGAGCATGATCGCCATCTGTTCCCGGTTTACAAAGTCCTGGTACATATAGTTAGGAGAGCCATCCGGCAGCGGGTCCCCTCCAACGATAATTCCGTTATCAATACAGAATTTCCTGCTCTCAGCAGACTCTTCTGTATTCCATGCGTCATTATCCTGGAGTTCAGCCCTATACTGTACCATCAACTCCTTAAATTCATCCAGAGTCACTTTATCATCTCCTTTATAATAAGGCCATACATACTGGAGAACGTTGTCATATGATCTGGTTTGCTTCAAAACTGAGTCAGATTTAGGTCCAGTATTTCCTCCGATACTAGTTATATCATATTTGGTAAAAGCAGTTACCACTTCAATATGATTTGGCTTGCCATCTCCTGTCCAATCGAAGAGGACTAGACTTCCAACCTTTGGACCTGCCAGAGTGATTCCCTTCATCCTAGCCCAGTTCAGGTATGTGCCACATGATGCTGTCTTTTTCCCATCATAAAACCTGGAGCTCATTCCTAGCTGTAGGAATAACCACCAGATAAATACTACGCACCAGTGGTATTGTGAACCGTTAACAGGTCCTCCATAATATAAAGTATTATACTTTACATTGGAGGAATTGCTAGGCTCTTCCTTGACGCCAATCTGCTGCTCAGCCAGTTTAATAATTCTATTTGGTAAGCCCATTGTCAGACCTTACCCTTCCTACTGCATTTGCAATGGTTGTTCCCATGGGTACAGAATCGCGGTTTGTGAAATAGAAGGTAATCACCATAGAGTATACCGTCATAAATTCAGGTGCAAGGTTTCCTTTGATAAGGAGATACCCAAAGATTGCCGTTAAGAGAAGTGTAACAACATTCTTAATGCCAAGAATATTCAACAAAATTTCAGCCCATGTCGGCATCAACTATTTCCTCCCATTTAAGAATACCATATTTAATAGATGAAATCAATAGTAAACTTGTGATAAGTTCAAGGACTCCCATTGCCTTTCTCCTTTTCTAGCGCATCTGCAATTCTTTTCAATTGCATTGCTGTATAGCTTTGTCTTAAGGCTTCGTTCCCAGGCATAGCCATTAGGAATTGTATTGAACCGTCTCTATCCTCTTTGATCTTTTTCTTTAGCCATTTAGCAAAATAAAACATATTTTACCCCGCATTCCCGGCTGGATTTGAATAGTTACCAATTTCTCTGGCAGATACATTCCAGAAAGTTACTCCGTGTTCCAGCATGGATTCAATCTGTCTAACATATGTAATTGGAGCTTCACAGTCAACATGCCCAGCTTGGCATTTTACATAATTCCAGAATGGTCTGGTGTTTCTATTGGGCACTTTTAGTTTCATTACCTTATAGCCGTAAATGCTAAAGTAATTGTCTACTGCGTCCATTTCTGAATCTGTGCATGTAATCCACTTCACATAGAAAATAAACCCATTTAGACCTACAGAAAGGTTTATAGACGAACCGTTAGTTGCTCCATTTACAGTTACGCTTGCTTTTGTGGCTCTAGCCCATTCCTGCATAAAGGAATATGCTTGGCCTCCTGCGTTTTGGACCGCTCCTGCAATAGCTCCAGCAGCCATACCTTTTCCTCCTGCTATTGCTCCCTGCTGAGCCCCTTCCATTGCTCCACTAATGGCGCTCCCTATAACTTTTGCAGCGTGTAATCTTCCTGTTGTTGCCATCCATTCGGCATAGGTATTTCCCACCCAGGCCCCCTCTGGCAGTCCATCGATGGTAACACCGAACATTTCTTCACCGTTATATACCTGACCTCCATATTGATCTGGATAGGCTACAATTCCTCCCATTGCGCCATTGGCAAGCCCTCGGAAGTTGATGGTAAAGTTTGTCCCTGCACTCATACATTCTGGCTTATAGGTCTGTGTAGATGTAGACATGCTCTCTAGCTGCGCGACACAGAAAGGAGAGGAAAATGTCTTTGCATTAACCCATCTTGTCCTAAGTGCCAACCAACCTTTTGGACTATCTAATGTTTCCTCTTCCGTCCCCCATAGGAATGAGCCAGATGTGCTAATTACTCCTACAACGTTATCAATCGTTTTGTCAGGGCTTTTTGCTAAATCATTGAGATAACTTGTTACATTGGAGGGATTTGAATAAATGTGCATGTTAAGACCGCTGTATATCCCATTTGTTACTTTCGTTTCTGTAAAGTCCATATCGCCTGAGCCAGAGACATAAGGGTCTAACACTATATAAGTGTCTACAGGAAACTCCCTGGATGATACCTGTCTCACATAAGAAGGAGATGAAGCTATAGACTCCAATATACCAATATTATCCCAGTTCGGGTCGTTTCCGTTCCAATCGTTTGTTACATGCTCCCTCTCTACCATGCAGTAACTATTACTCCAATTTATATTTCCGCAAAAAGTACAGAAAGCGTCAATTTTGAAGTAAACCCATGTACAATTGGGATTTTTGAACTCACAACCTGTAATATTCCCGATTACCCACATATCGGAATCGTTCCGGTATAGAATCGTATCGCAGGCTATGCAATCATCATAGGAGGCATTGACGGCGCAATACTGTCTCTCATCCCCTCGCTGGTAACTGTAATTTGAAAAGGTTAATTTGGCTTTACCCTGAACCCATGACGCCATTGCACTATTTGATTCAAAATAGGGTTTATTTGTATCATCTATTCCCGTAGCACACAGGTATATTGTTGTTTTTGGCTCAAAACTCGCCATATTACACCTCCTTATAAAGAAAGGCCCTCCAGTGTAGGAGGGCCTTTTCACTATGCTTTAATGGCGGACGCAATCGCGCTGGCTAAACTCGTAATAGTGGCATCAGTCAACGCAACTTGTAATCCATTAAGGCTTGTTCTAAGTGAGCCCCCATCGCTATACATAACAAGGCTTACAATTTTACTAATTGGATAACTCAATGTAACTTCCATTGAGTTATCTGTAGCATTTCGTACAACCTTTACGGAATTAGAGCCTTTTGTCTCCCTATCGTGAATTACTGTTGTGGTTGGCTCCGTAATCTGAAATATTGGTGTATTCCAATGTTCAGAAAAGAACTGTCCAAAAATGTAAGTTGATGAACGGGGTTTGAATTTTAGTGTAAGCGGATAAGTTGCGTCTGCATCAATCTCTTGGGATATACACTGTACAGGAATCATAATCCCACCCCTTATTTCGTCGTTAGGGCAACCAGATTATGGAAGGGGCTCAAACTAAATGTGTCCCAAGCATGATAGTAATACTGCCATGCAAGTGCAGAGGGGTTGTAGAAGGTTGCGAACTGACGGAGCTTCTCTCGAATTTGGAATGCCCTGGTATCAGTTAGAACTGCTAGAACCTTTCCGGCAGCATCGAACTCATCCACAATGATCTGCCGAGACAGATAATCTGCATAAGAGAGATTAAAAGCTGCGGACAGCACATCAAATCCAACCGTAGTCGCAACCTTGGCGGAGATCAAGATTACCTGACGGTCAATAGGAGTCCAGCTAGTTCTGGCCCCTGTCCCTCCCATAGCGACATAATTGTTATACTTCGTAGAGGGAAAGGTAAATAGAACCGAAAGAGATCGAAGCTCTTTTGCAAACTCGGTAGAGGTAGCTTGGTCTACTGGGTTCGTTACCTGAAACTGATTGATGTGGTTTTCATTGATAGCATCAGTAATAAGCTGCTTCGTGTACGCATACTCATCAATGGTATTGCCGTTATAAAGACTGTCTACAACCTGTCCGATATAATTGTCAAGATTATCCCAGCTAGTAAAGGCGTTTGTAAGGAGCTCCCGCTCAATGGTAACAGTGTACTTATCCTTACGATTCAGCCGATACCATGCAGCTTTAGAATCGGGCTTGTTCACAGTGAGCAGCGCAGCCATTCCTATATTTGTGCCATCATATTCCTGAGCTTTGGCCGGGTTGGTCTGTACTTCCTCAATATCCATGCCCAATGGCTGTGCATCTTTACGGAGCGGAGAAAGGGGGTTCTCCCAGTTCATACGATAGGCAATCGTTGCAATAATCTTATTTACCAACGCATCTACAAACTCATTTGTAACAGAGTTGTAGGCCAAAATAGGGTTACCTACTTCCTGCAAGTTAAATGGAGTCGCTTCCGGGACTGCATTTTTATACTCCGCAGTAGCCTCAGAACGAATCGCGTTCATCATTTCAGGAGTAGCAACCCCGCTTACTTTAGTTCCCATATTATACCTCCTATTTTTGTCCCTCAAAAAATTTTTTCATATAATCCGATGTGCCAATTGTAGGGGGCTCCTTTAATTTATCGGAGGGCTTCTCCTGCTGATACGAGCCAACTCTCAAGAAGAGGTCCATGTTGGCCTCCTTGAGCCTGTCCCGCTCCTTTGTCATGGCTTCCTCATTGGCTTTAGCAGTTGTAAGGGCTGCAATAGAATCAGTAAAGGTATCCTGCATATCCGCAAGAATCGTAGTAAGAGACGCTTGATCTCCATTTGTCCCTAAAATTGCCTCACTAAACTCTCTAAAACCCTCTTGTGTAAATTCATATGGCATTACATAAACCCCCTTAGCACATCGTAACATATGTTTTTTACATTCATATTGGTAAACCTTACGTCACCAACCGAAAAGCTGTCTATCATGTTCAGAACATACATGTTGCTTTTCTTAATAAATGTTGTCTTATCGTTGTGATCGTCAATATTTAGGCTAAACGTTCTATTGGTCTGATCCGGTTTGTCTGATAAATAAAATAGTCCCGTTTTGCTTCCTTTATAAAAACCAATTTGCTTTCCATTCACTAGGAAGTTGCACAAACTGGCACAAGGCTCATCCATTTTCCTGATAAAGTCCTCTGAGTCCAAAAGAAACTCATTGTTAATTGCGTAATCTCCATAACTGGTTCCAGAAATGATCTTCCCGAACCGGGTTTTTCTCATGTGTTCTTCAAATGCTGGAGAGTCAACGTATTCAATACATATCTCATCGTAGAGCATGATCTTCCGACCGGGAGGGAGAGATATATTAAAGTAGATAAAATAGGGGTTCGTGATAGTAATAGCATTTGCCATAAATATAGCTGTTATATCCCTATCCCGTGATATTGTGCTATAGCACTCTAAAAAAGATGTAACCTCTTTAGGCAAATAGTGATGGGTCCCTGTTGCAATTATAAATTCGTCAAATCCTATTAGGCTTACATTGGGAAATGGAATTGACTTTAGCATAATAGCTTTTGTAAGCGGAAAATACCATCCAGCTATCTCCTTGTCTATCCTGAATAGCCCATTATGACTTATGAACTCATGATCTGGAAACTCATCCGCAATATCATCAAAATAGTTTCTCATTTTTGAAGAGGGCATTTCCGTATCATATCTTCTCAAATAGACAAACTGCTCTCCCTTTTTGAGAAAATTTTGAATTACTCTCCTCTTGAATCCATATGTTTTCCCGACTCCTCTAGGACCCACCACAAAGTTAAATAACCTCTGCTTAGACAGCGTTTTGTCTATATCGTAATATATGGACTGTTCCATATTCACCTCTAAAAGAATGAGGGGAGTAACGCCGTTCATATATCATCCTGCCACAGACCTATGCCTCTCCGGCCCGCTCTTCACGGGGGCTTCCCATTGAGGTATATACAAACTAAACATTATCCCCTCTGTATTATTGTATCATAAGTTGTAAGCAATGTCAAGATTTTTTGGTTTCTTAATTTCAAATGTTACCTCTCGCAATACCACGCCTCCTGAAACAACTTTTGGAACTAGCTTCCCATCAAAAACCGAGCCGAAAGAGAAATTATCCCATGTGACTTTACCCCTAGCGCTTTTCGGTAACCCAGCGCACTTTACGTTTAAGACCTCTTCGCCAGGATTTCCTAACACCTCTAAATAGCATTTTTGTCTCAGGAATTTTGCTCTCGTAAATTTTTCCTCTAGCTTAAAAGCTCCTAGCCTGTACTCATCAATATCTACTCCCTCTGGAATGTCCCAACCATCAATATGTACTGAATCAGTGTCTGCATAAATGAACCGCTCTCCACATGCCTCCGCTGTCCTTATGATCTTGTCTCTACAGTATGAGGTTATAAAGGTAGCCACAGGCAAATATAGTGCGTTCCTTTCCTCCTCATCCGATAGCTTATACCTTACTTTATCCTGCTCCTCATCAAAATATGGCACCTTACTTCTTCCATACATTCTTGCTCCGAATTTTCCATATAGCGCATTTAACTTTAGCTTTGCTATTGTAAGTAGCCCGGGGTTTCCCTCTTGCTTTGCTTTTTTCTTTTCGTTATACCAGTAATCGATATAGTCATCAAACATGCCGATTTGACCCTTCATCATATACCCGTCGCACCATTCTATAACGTTTACATCGTAGTTATAAAAGAAAAGTTCCAGATCAACACTGGTTAGTACTAAATCGGTTGGCTCTACACTCTCCGTTAAATACTCCGTCTCGGCGTATCTGAAATTTCCCTTTATCTGTATAGACGGATACCTTCCAGGCTTTAACTTAAACTCGCATAATATATGCTGCACATATAGACTGTATATAGAGGACTCCTGATATTTTCCCCTATAATATATAGGCTGTCCAAATGGTAGCTTACAGTAGTGCATTGCCCAGGGGTACATAGAGTTTACATCGTATACAAGACCTTCCTTTACCTCTTTGGAACGATATGCTGGATTAAGATATGTATAGCCTCCCTTATAGCTTTTCTTTATATCATTATAAGTTAATTTATCCAGCTTGGGAAACCATCGCTTCCAATCATCCTTATCGACCCTTCTTTTATAATCAGCCAAAGCATTAGCTCCAGAAGTCATTTTTACTTCGCCGTGATTAAGCATAAAGTGAAGGGCTTTGGATAGTATTACAACATCATTTTTTAAGTATGATTTCTCGTCCTCGGTTAACTCCCATCCTACAGGACGGTCTTTTGTATATTCTAAATCAAGTTTTCTTTCCTCTAGTCCAAACGCCTTTGGCATCTCCTCCAATGCCATAGGGATAATTTTTAGTGAGTCCTGAAATGTTAGGGTATGTTTTACCCCGCTCCTGTAGTCCTCCATTCTTACCTTAATATTATAGAAAACACCCATGTCTGAAATTAAGGTAGAAAATTCACGCTCTCCTAGCTTTCTTTCGTTCGTCCATCGATACCCATTTCTAAATAACCAGTCTATAATAAAACTGCCATCAAACTTTACGTTGTGAAAATATATCGTTCCCTGTAGCCCGGAAACAAATTCCATAAAGCTACTTATATCTGTTCCAAATATTACCTTATCCGGTTTCCTTATATCAGCAATGCCCCACGCCCAGACTCTACAGTCATCCTCCCTTGTTGTGGTTTCGTAATCGGCAGCGTAGATCATCCAAACCTAGAAAAGAAATTCTCCCATGCTTGCCTGATCTCTTCCAACCCATTCAAGAACAACATAATATCAGAGGTTATGGAAATATGAAGCACTGGGATAGTTTCTTCTGCGTAATAATATTGCATGGGGCTTAAGTTCATAACAATATTCCTTATATCCTGGATTATCTCAGAAACGTTAGGGACCCCCAAAACTACCCCTTGTACTTCTATTTCCTCTAGCTGATCTAAATACCTTTGTTGCCACGCTGCTGTCCTCTCGTCAATGACTTTCCCGCGCATAAAATCATCCATATTCATACGCGCATCACCTATTGTACCGTAATCTTCTGGTTCTTCGTAACGTTGACGTAACAGCTCACCAATTACCTGCTCTTCATCTAAGTCGCTAAGCGGTTGTCTACCTCTTGTTCTAAAACGGCCCTGAGCCTCTTCCTCCGCTGCTATCTGCTTTCTTATTGATCTCCTACGTCTATTTTCTCTAGCTATGTCCTCTCTCCATATTTCAAGCTGAGCTTGAGTCGTAGGAAGTCCTTCAACTGATACAATTCCAAATCCCTCACCCCTAAACCTGTTCAAGTTCGCTATAATTCTTTTCAGTTCGGCTGTGCTGGATGGTTGGTCTCTAAGGATACTTATTTTTACTCTCTTGGGTAAAGCCTTTCTAAATTCTTTAGGTGTTCTCTTAATGGCTGCCTGTAATCGTTTATTATAATTCCGTATCGCATTCTCTAGGCTTGCATACTGACGCTTTGTGAATCGTATTCCACGCTTATTTTGATATGTGCTTCTCCTTTTAGGCAACTTACTTCACCACCCATTTTCCGAGCTATCAGCTCTATTACCTCATCATCAATGACGTAATTTGGACCAAATGTTTTTCGCATAACTGCACTTAGCTTCCTACGAGCCCAAATTATATTTTCACTCAATGTTCTCTCTGTCGGCTGTCTTTTCATTCAAATTCTCCATAATTTCATACAGAGCATAAATAAACTCATCATATGCTCTCCGGTTTTCCTCGGTATCCCTCAGTAGGAAACCATTAACGTCCCCATCTTTCATATAGATAGAAAATTTCATGTCAGAATCTAGCGTGGCGTCTTTCGTAAGCTGATTCTCCATCCATATAATGTACTCAGTCAATACCTGAATAACTCCCCATCCATCCAACTGATTTGGTCTACAGCCTCTAATCTCACACTCTTTATCAATAAACCGCTGGGGCGTCATCCGTAGGAAGCGCTTCTTCTCGTATTTAGTCATACTATCACTCCTTTTAGATATAGTTGGGCCCCTAACAGACAAAAGAGACAAGGAAAGAAAACTGTTAGGGGCCCTTCATTTAATTATACAAGCTCGATAGTAAAGGTTCTACCCCGTTTTGTCTCAATCTGCTTTACACGAACCTTGAGCCCTTCATCAAAATGAAGAGTACCAAAGATTGCCAAAATATTACGGAGACTATTGTGCATGCCGGAACTGGAACAACTATAGGAGTTGCCCTCCCCGTCAATCAGGATGGAGCGGACAATGTAACGCTGCTCCCCTGTCTTTTCATCTACTACCGTAGCCGGAACTGTTACGGCGTCCTTGAGAATAAAGTCGCGGTTAATGAGATCACTTACCTTATCGGAAGCCCCATTGATCGCATTATACAGCTTAACCTTATTCTCGGGCTGCGTCAGGTCCATAGAGGCGTAGGCATCTCCCACATTCTCAAGAATCTTACCAAACTCGTTCATGCTCATCAGCTCGTTAGCCATTGTTATTCTCCTCCTTGTCATCCTCGGTTACAATGTTAATATCATTTTCGTATGGCGTTGCAATGCTCATAAATTTCTGTAGAGTACAGGCCATTTTGATTTCACGTGTTGCGGTAGATGTGCAGATATAACCTGCCAGACTACCGCCCTCACCTGTCAGCTCCTTAATGGCCTTTTTCGTAAGAGGTTCATAGGTCGTTACAGTCTGAGTGTCCTCCACCTCATAAGCCTCTCCGTCTTCCTCCGGTGCTTTCAGCTTACAAAAGATGTAATCATAGCACTGGACTGTCCTGGTAATGATTTTCATTCCTGCTCATCTCCTTCATCGTCAGTTACCAACTCAGCAGCCGAGATAAAATCCTCAATCCTCATTTGATATTTGTCCTCAACCACCTCGCTCTTGTAAATAAGGTTGGTCTCCTTGGGAAGCCCACACGATTTCTTTAGATCGCTAATAAATCTCTGGTTTGGCTCAGAGTCTAAATACTGCGTACAAAGAAATTCCGTCTGAACCCCTTCGCTCTCCATCGATACCTTGTAGAAGTCTACCTTGTGCCTCTTAATCGTGCGCGTGATCTTCTTCATGTTCGTTCTCCTTTTGTTTTATTTTATAATCAGCATTAAGCTGGTTATAGCGTAGATCAGCCTTATCCATGGCAAGTTCTAGGACCTGCGCTGGCGTTAAGCATAGCATATTGAATATGTGCACTAGACATATCAGAACGTCAATCGATTCCTCTTCAATCTCTTTCTGGTTCTTCCCTGCAAGCGCAACTGTAAGTTCGCGCATTTCCTCATGTAATTTCTCGACTTCCGCCTCTTCTCCCATCTTTTCAATGAATCGATTGCTTGTGTAAAATAATTTATTAAGCATGGTAGCAAGAAAAAGATAATTACTAGAGTAGAAAAGGATAGAACCTGAATCACTGTCTCTATCATGAGTGCTCACCTCTTCACCTTCCTATCTTATACCAGATCATAACTAGAGTCGCGTTTATGCACACAAGCTGAATGGATATGAAAGCTAACATCATATCTGCCAGTCCTTCTCCTTCCATTGCGATACATCATGCACATTATTTGCTATGTACCATGATATTTTCTGCTTCAAATACTGCTCTACCTGCTCCTGCTTACGCGGTACATCATAGGGCCATTTTAGAAATATGTGTTTACCTACTAAAGTTGCCTCTACCTCATACACGCCCATGCTCGTTTCTAACTTGTATGTGCAGCTCCCTGTGAGCATTAGCTCAAGGGTGCGGTCATGAGAGTCAAGGACTCTCATGACAGTTACCTTCTAATAAACGTAAGAGAGCTCTGATTGTGTCCGTTGCACCAGCTCTGTAGGACTCATCATATCCCATCCTGCTCATAATCTCCAATAAGTCGCTGAGCATGTTCATGGTTATTACTTCCATCTCTTTTCTTCCTCCTTTATGATAACTAGGACTTCCTCATAACCTTCTATTAACCCGGTTATGTATTGTGTATAGTCATCTCGACTTGCGATTATTTTATGCGATTTTGTCAGGGCATCTAATATGCCCTCTGTTCTGCTTGTTATCGAGCCTATTCTCTTTTGACTCTCTAACTGGTCCTTGATATTTAGTCTGGCACAAAATAATGGAAAGTACAGATTGTTTTTGAAATCAGTCATATTAGACCTCCTCGAGCAATCGCCTAATCCATTTAAGCGATTTGTTCATGCCAATTACCTTACCTTGCAGAACGAAATATTCCTCACTGTCCTCTTCAAGATCATAGCCATTCAACTTATCTAACTCATGCTTATAATCATTAAGCATATCCTCATAAACTTCTTGAATAACCTTCGCTTTATCCTTCTTAATCTCTTTCATCAACATTTGCATAATCTCTTCACAGGCTTCCTGCCTGCCCTTGTATTCAAGAATATTTTCTTCAACATCTTCTACTTGAAGTGAGCTCATAACATCTTTATGCACTTCATTGATCTTATTATACACAAATTGCAGAGACTCATCCTTCATTAACTCAATTGCAAGTTTATAAACTACTTCCTTACCACGGAGCTTCGCCTCTCGATAACTGTACTCATTCTGAGCTGTAAGAATCTCTTCTTTAATCCCACTGTGACGTGCCTCTAATTGATTTAATAGTTTCATGATCTTTACCTCCGTTTTATTTTGTTCTGTTTTGTATATGCTTTTTCCCACCCTTATTGTACCACACTTTAATGATTGAGTAGTTACAAAGTGGTTACAATAATTAAATTATTTTGTCCACATTTCCACAAAGTTTTCCACATATTATCTTAGCATAAATTTGCGAAAATGATTAGACGTGAGACTTCTACAGATCGTAGACGAGATATTTTCTGAGCTGTACAGAGGCTTTCTTCCCCTTACCATCCACAATTTCATTTTCCCTCTCAGGTAGAAAAGTTTTTCGCCTGGGAGGGAAATTTATTTTTTCGTGCAGGTAAAAAA